CTGTGCTGAAGGACAATGGCGAGATGCTGGTCAAGGCTGAGAAACCCGCTTCAAAACTGACCTCAGCAGCAGTTAGAAGAGAAAAGATGAGCAAAACTGGTAAGCAAGCGTGGTACAGCACACTGCTCTTATATGCTAAGCAGAAAAATTATAAACACGGTTGGGCATACTGGAAATACAAGGAGTCTATGGACTGCTCTCCTGCTGGTTTGCGGCAGGTTGTTGCGAAGGAACCGCTGAAAGAGGCGCTAAAATGGATTCAGTCCGAGAACATTCGGTACTCTCATAGGCGTGACAAGTAGCGTCAGCAGGCGGTGCGTTGGATTCTTTCCAAAAAACACCTGCAGTCAGAGCAAGCCTACCGCCAATTCGTGGCAACTCCAGTTTGTGATCTGACCGTCTGGCCCACGCACGGGCTTTTTAACTTATTTTGGTGAAAGTGTGAAAAAGTGTTGACTCTGTGTGATATGCCAGTAAAATGGGAACCATAGAGCGGCGCGGTGCTGCTCGATCAACGGAGAAAAACAAATGACTAATCCAGCAAACATCCAAACGGTACAGGCTAAACAACTTAAGAATGGCAAGTATGAATTCACTGCAATCCTCGAAGATGGCTCGCAGGAAATCATTAAAAAGGCTGGAGCTTTCAAGCCTGTCGTAAATGTCTACTCCGTGATAGTAAACGGAAATTCTTACAGAAATGTTGGTAAACACTGCACTTACAACAATAAAGCAGGTGGAAGACAACTTAAATACTGCGAAACCGCAGGTTATAGAATCTGTCACTCGCCCATCAAATCAATCGAAGTCGATTTGATCTAATCAAAAATCGACAATTAAACCCAGACCCGCTTCACGGCGGGTTTTGTGCGTTATGAGAAGGAGAAACGAATGTGGTATGACCAAGTATTAGATCGTCTGGACAAGGTAAGGCGGCGAGGAGAAGAGAGCTGGACAGCCTGTTGCCCGGTTCATGATGACAAGAATCCCAGTATGACGGTCAGCGTGAAGGACAGGAAGCTGCTGATGTATTGCTTTGCCTGCGGCGCTAAAGGTGATAGTGTGGTAGAATCCATAGGTCTAAATGCAAGTGCGTTGTTCGAAGACAGTCAAGAATTTGACGCTGATCCGCATTATCTCCTGAAGAAAACACAGGAAGATGATGATTTTCTTATTGCAATATATCAAAGCGCAAAGAGGAACGGAGAGCGCATTAGGTACAAGGATCACAAAGCCTACATGGAGGCAATGGCCCGTAGGCACAACAGAACAGAGGCTGGCATAGCTCAGACGATCATTCCTGAGACCAGAGAGGATTTCCTGTAGTTATGTATATCACACGATTTTACAAAGATGAGTCAACAACGATCTGTTTAGAAGAAATATTCTGGGATGTGATTGATCAACTTTCAGGCAAAGCTGGCATTAAATGGCAAGATTGGGTTCGAGTTGAGTTAGCAGGCAAGCCAGATAATGCAGGCAGAGCGACTTGGCTAAGAGTGCAGGTAGTTAAAACATTGCACAACGCAGCTTTGTATAAAGAATGCGAGCAGGCAGCTTAATGGAAGTAGTCCTGATTGGCATAGTGATATCAGCACTGGTAGTGAAGTATGGCTAGACCTGAGAGAGTATTCACCGAGGAAGAGATAGCCGAGGTTGAAAGGCTTGCTCCATCATTAACCCAGCAGCAGCTTGCGGATTATTTCTGTATTAGCGTCAACACGTTAAAGGAAATAATGAAGCGGGATAGCAGAGTTTCTGATAGTTACAAGCGTGGCCTGACCAGAGCTGGCATCATTATGGTAGAGAAGCTCTATGACAAGGCAATGGAAGGTGATCATCCAAGCATGAAGCTCTGGCTGTCTCAAAGGATGGGATGGACCGAGAAGAGCCGTCAGGAGATATCAGGACCAGAGGGCAGGCCCATTGAGAAGGACTACCACGTTACCATTGAAGTGGTGAATCCGGGAGACCTAGACTGAATCTGCAGATTGCTCCAAAGCTGTTACCAGTGCTTGAGGCTAAACAACGCTTCATTGTGGTCTACGGCGGTAGAGGCAGCGGCAAAAGCTATGGCCTAGCATCCCTGTGTCTCCTAAAGGCACTGCGCGGCCAGAAGATCGGAGCCTTCCGAGAGTTTCAGAACTCCATTGATGACTCGGTACACAGCCTGCTGGCCTCGCAGATAGAGAGCTACGGGCTTGAGGACTTTGAGGTCCAGAACAATCAAATACTCTTCAACGGTGAACCTAGCTTTAAATTCAGAGGTTTGGCCCGTAACGTAGAGGCGGTCAAGTCAATGTTCGGCTTCAACCTGTTCTGGGTAGAGGAAGCGCAGACAATATCATTCGATAGTCTTAAGGCTCTAACTCCCACTCTCCGGGAAGCAGGCAGTCAGATATGGCTGTCGGGTAATCCACGGTCAAGCACTGACGCATTCTCCGAGCGATTCATTAAGCCTTTCGAGAAGCAGCTCAACCGGGACGGCATTTACGAAGACGATATGCACCTAGTTATTCGCATGAACTACGAGGATAACCCGTGGTTTGTGAAGACTCCGCTGGAGCAAGAACGCATACACGATAGGCAGAACTTGCCCAGAGCTATGTACGAGCATATTTGGGAAGGCAAGCACCTTGATACGGTACAGGACAGTATCATAGAGCCCGACTGGTTTGATGCCGCGATAGACGCGCACACCAAGCTGGGATGGAAGCCGGAGGGTGCTTTGCTTGCTTCGCACGACCCATCGGATGAGGGCGGTGACAGTAAGGGTTACGCGCTGCGCCACGGCAACGTGATCCTAGATGTGTGTGAAATGGTAACAGGTGATGCCAACGAGGGTATGGATTGGGCCTTGGACAAGGCGGTAGCAGCTCAGGCAGACCACTTCATCTGGGACTGTGACGGTCTGGGCATCAGCCTCAAGCGGCAGGTAGATCAGGCGCTAGACGGCAAGAAGATGGAGTACCATATGTTCAAGGGCTCCGAATCACCTTATGACCCAGAGATGCCGTATACGCTAGGCGGTAGTCAGAGGGCTAAGACCAACAAGGAAACCTTCTTCAACAAGCGCGCTCAGATGTGGTGGACTTTGCGGGATAGATTCGAGGCAACGTACCGCGCGGTGGTGAAAGGCCAATACATAAATCCAGAAGAGCTGATTAGCCTGTCATCAGACATTGATAGCATTGAGCAGTTGCGCTCTGAGGTTTGCAGAATTCCGTTGAAGCGCTCAAACTCTGGTAAAATCCAGATACTGAGCAAGATAGAAATGGCGAAGAAGCCGTATTCAATACCTTCTCCGAATATGGGCGATGCTCTGATGATGTCTATGCACTCGCCAAAACTTAAAAATGTGAAACCTGTAGAGATAAATTTCTCAGGATGGAAGAATTATGGCTAGTTACGATGATGGCAAAGAGCTAGAGGATCGCGGCGCGACTGAGGACGATCTTGCCTACAAAGCAGATTACGAGGAGCATCAGGACGTTATCGAGCTGCTGGATAAGTGCCAGCAAGCAGACAAGGACAACCGTGAGCGCGTCAGAGAAGCTCATTTGTTCTTGGATAAGCGCGATGGTCAGTGGGAGCCTTATTGGTGGAACTCTAACGAAGCCAAGCCGCGCTATACGTTCGATATGGTGAATCCCATAGTGGATCAGGTTGCCTCTGAGATAGAGCAATCCGACTACGACATCCGAGTATCTCCAGCTGGAGGTGATGCAACTAAAGACCTTGCCATTGCCTATGACGGCATCATCCGCAACATTGAGCAGATGTCTAATGCCAAGACGACCTACGCCCAGTGCGCTCGCAATATGGTGATCGGCGGGATGGATGGCTGGCGCGTGGTCCAGAAATACGTCGATGACAACAGCTTCGACCAAGACCTAGCCATTGAGCATATAGGTAACTTCGTGGACCGGGTGTGGTTTGATCCCGCAGCAGAGAATCAGGATAAGTCCGACAGTCGTTATGCGTTCGTGCTTCACGCGATGGCGAAGGATGAATACGAGGCCAGATTCCCTGAAGGCTCGGGTGAAAGCGTAGATGATGACCGAGAGGGCGAAGCATACTACGACAAGGCTGAGTGCATTGTGGTTGGTGAGTTTCTGTATCTTGAATCCGAGGACCGCGAGCTGGTCATGATGTCGAACGGTCAGGTGCATGAGGTCAACGAGGACTTTGAGAAGGTTGTAGATGATCTCGAAGCCATTGGTGTAACTGAGGCAAAGCGCCGGACCCGCAAGAAGCACTATGTATGCAGTAGGTTTTTTGATGCGAAAGACTTCCTTGAGGACAAGAAAGAGACCGTATTTTGCCGAATCCCAGTGGTCCCAGCTTACGCCAACTTTAAGATATTCGAGAATAAGACTATTTACTGGGGAGTAGTTGAGAAGCTGCTTGATCCTCAACGGGTGATGAACTACAGCGTATCGCGTGAGATTGAGGAAGGCGCGTTGGCTCCGAGGGCTAAGTATTGGATGACAATGGCTCAGGCTTCAGGGCATGAGACTCAGCTCCAAACGCTAAATACCAACGCTGATCCGGTTCAATTCTACAACGTAGACCCAGAGTCACCTGCCGTGCCACAGCAGCAGGGAGGAAGTCAGATCAATCCCGGGCTAGCGCGGATATCTGAGTCTATGCGAGCAATCATAGGTCAGACGGCTGGTATGTTCGCTGCCAATATGGGAGACAATCCCGGTCTACAGTCTGGCGTTGCTATCAAGCAGTTGCAGGACCGTGGGACCAATAGCACGATGAAGTACAGCCGCAGCATAGAGATTGCTGTAGCGGCTACAGGAAGGCTCCTGAAAGATGCTATTCCTATGGTGTACGACACAGAGCGTCAGGTCAGGATACTCCGAGAGGATGAGTCCTACGATATGGTGCCTATCAATCAGAAGGTGATCGACAACGCCACAGGCGAGATTGTCACCGTCAACGACCTGCAGGTTGGAACGTATGACGTTACCTGTCGGGCTGGCCCTAGCTTCCGCAATCGTCAGCAGGAGACCATCGAAGCAATCACAACGCTGGCTCAAACTGATCCCAGCCTGATGCAGATTGCTGGTGACCTTCTGCTCCAGAACATCTCCACGCCAGCAGCGTCACAGATTGCAGAGCGGAAGCGGATACAGATGATTGCTGCCGGATTGATCCCGCAATCCCAGATGACCGAGGAAGAGCTGCAAGAGATGGCCGCTAAGATGCAGGCACAAGGACAGCAGCAGGCTCCTGATCCGGCTATGGTGCTTGCACAGGCAGAGCAGATGAAGGCTCAGGCTGACATGATGAAGGCCCAGATAGACGCCCAGAAGGTCCAGAACGACACTTTGAGGATACAGCTACAAGCACAGAATGATCAGAACGAGCTGGTAGCGGAGCAGGCCAAAACGCAGGTTGATGTCTTCAATGCACAGACCAATCGCATCAAGGCGCAGGTAGAGGCTGAGAAGGCTGGTGCTACGATAGACCACACCAACATCAAGGCATTTGGTGATCAGTTAGACAACCAAGAGCAGATGACCGACATGATGGATGAGCAGGAGCGCAAGGCCCGGATGTCTATGATGTCTGATATGGACCTGATGAGGATTGCTAACGGTGGCTGAGCAAACATCTCTGCGCCAGTTTATTCCTGAGCCTACTACGTCATTGATGAGCGTAGAGGGCTTGTCTGGCTACACACAGCAGAATCCTTTACCAGTTGATGAGAGGGACAGACAGGAAGCCGCAAGGGAGCTGAGCCGCAGAGGCATAACAGCGCAGGCTCCTGTGCCGTCCAATCAGAGCGTGATGACTGCGCCTACATCAATCAATCCGTTCAATCCTGCGTTCAGAGAGACCGCAAGATCAGCTCTAAATGACTTCTTTGGCGGTAGCAATATTGCAGGCAGAGAAGGCTATCGCACAGGCCAGCTAGTAGATACTGCGGTAGGAGCGATGGACTTCATTCCCGGCGTAGGCGATGCGGTTGGTGTAGGAGACCTGCGTCAGTCTATTGGCTCGGGTGACCTGATAGGCACGGCTGTAGACACTACGGCTTTAGCTGCTGGCATAATACCTGTTGTCGGTGATGCTGCGGCAAAAGGCATCAAGACAGGCGGGTCAAGTTTACGCCGTTACTTTGGAGGAGACATCCCGGAAGTAACGAGAGATACAGAATTGTTGATGAGAGTTGGCGATCCTAAATCAGTAAATGAAATGACTGTTGAAATGACTGACCCAGTTATCTCTTCCGCTCCGATTGTGAGTGCAGAGGATTTGGTTGATAGACCATTTATCACGGGTATGTCCGATACATCACGAAGCGGCCTAGAAACAGTAACTTCAGTAAATGACGTTCCAGTAAACGCGGTAATGCGAGGCGGTAAATATTTTGGCTTACAGCCTCAGAATTTAGAAAGAGGAATAGCGTTCGCTTCAGCGCCCGGAGCTGTAATGGGTCAGCTAAACAGAGCAGAGGCGGCTCAAGCTCTCGGAGGCAGGCCAGTAGCATTCATTCCTTTTGGAATGAGGCCAGCAAGCCCAGACTTCGCAACAATGAGCACGGACATAATGGTTCCGTATGCTCAGCAAGTTATGAGCAGGTCAGATAAAATTGCACTAGATAGGCGTATCCGAGAAGGCACAGGAAGCAAAAAAGATGATATGAGGCCAATTCCTGATTGGGTTGGTATTGATAACGCTACTCCTAAGTACCTTAAAGAGCTTGGAGGAGGTAGGAAGGCGGTTACAAAGGCGTTAGATGAGTTTAGAGACGCTGGATCATTAAGCAGGTCGCAAGCCAGAGCGATTGTTACTGATCCAACTCAATTTGATCCGGTATTTGGTGATATAGACATGATCTATGAGCTTGACCCGCAAGCCGTTGCTGACAAAAGGTTTTTAGATTCAGATCATCCTTCTTATGAGTCGGCGTTAATGGGTAGGCCATTAGGCGCATTAAGAGATACTGAAAAGGTCAATATATTTGAGTTTAATCCTATGGCTGGGACACAAGATAAAGGATTTTACGATTTTAGGCAGAAGCAGTTAGATGCGGGCAGAGACTTCCCGATAGGAGGCTCACTTTCTAGCCCAACGATGAAAGCCTTCCTTCCCGGAGGTCACGGAATCATTACGCAAGATATGGTAGATGATTTAGTCAGAAGAGGTTTGGTCAGACCGTAACTCTTCATAATGCTTACAAATTATGAATCGGTCATCAGAGACTACGCCATCGTCCATCATCAACTGGTTGAGTAGATCGGCGTTCTCAAAGTTTTGCCAATCGCTATCAACCGCTTCGTACCAATCAAGGCTTAAAGAACTATTAGTTTTAATTTTCATAGGATTATTGTAGCAAAGTTTACGAAAGTGTTAAACAAGTGCATTTGCAATAATTGCTTGCAAAACCACAATATGTGGTATAGTTAGGCTACAGCGAACTCCACGCTTACTTGGAGGCACGGAACGTCACCGTTTATTTGACGGCATTTACGGAAGGTAAGATGGAACAGGAAGATATT